GATCAAAATACGTCTCAGAGCTTAAAGACTCAGGGAAGTTGGCTTCACTTAAGGCTTCTCCTAAAGCTGTTGCACTTGAGCGTTATGTATCAGAATTCTTAGATATTAATGATGCGAACAAAGTAGTAATCTTTACTAGCTATGTGGGCATGGTTAAGATACTTAAAGATAGCCTAGATAAATATAGCCCACAGATCTACACAGGAGAGCTCAATGCCAAAGATAAAGAGGCAGCCAAACTTATTTTTCAATCTGATCAAAATTGTCGTGTACTTATTAGTAGTGATGCCGGTGGCTATGGTGTGGATCTGCCTCAGGCTAACTTACTCATTAACTATGATCTTCCGTGGAATGCTGGCTTGGCTCTGCAACGGAATGGTCGGATTCGCCGTGCGTCTAGCACGTGGCCTTCGATTGTAATTCAAGACTTTTTAATGGAGGGCTCCATTGAAGAACGCCAACACTCTATGCTAGTACAAAAGATGTCTGTGGCTAATGCTGTATTAGATGGTGAAGGCATAAATGATCTTGGCGGTGTAAATCTTACTGCCGGAACACTTAGGGCTTTCTTAAGCTCATTTTCAGTCTAATATATAACCACTATGCCTAATGCACCTAAAACCCCGACACGTACTATACGTGTGTCCAATGAGCTATGGGCCGCCGTTAAGGACAAAGCAGCAATCGAAGAACGTACGGTAACGGACGTTATAATCCAGGCTCTAAAAGCCTACATCCACGACTTGCATTCCCCGGAGCTATAGTCTATAATAGACAATAGAGGGGGTAAGAAATGCCAAAAGTTATTGAGCGCGAAGCGCCTAAGTCAGAGAATCCTTTACTCAAGAAAGTCCGCGAGTATGTAGGATTGCGTAGTCGTATTAGTGACCTGACTAAACAACAAGATTCTATTAAGACTGAGCTATCTAACCTTGTAGACACAGAGGGTGAGCCAGATGAAAAGGGACACCTATGGATTCAACTTCCTGAGGAAGTTGATGGGTATACGGCTCTCCAGCGTCAGCGTAAAGTTTCACAGTCTCTAGACGCAGAAACAGCGGAAAAGCTCCTTAAAGATAAAGGGCTATTTGAGCGTTGTTATATCATGGAGCCAGTTCTTAAAGAGGACGAGGTTATGGCCTGTCTGTACGATGGTTTGCTAACTGAAGAAGAAATTGATATAATGTTCCCTAAGAGGGTTTCATATGCGTTTATCCCAGTAAAGGCGTAACTATGTCCGATGCGGTAGAGGATTTCTTTGGTGACCTGGATGATTACTATCCAGGTTCTAAAAGAAAACGCCGTGCCATAGACCCCATTGTTGCGGATAAGAAGAAAAAGAAGGCAGAAGAAGGTTCCTGGGACTCAAATCCACAGGTAAAGACCTTACCTAACGGTAAGACGGTAGAACTATTTAGTGCAGGATCTTTGTGTCAAGCATTGGGTAGACCCATAGTTACCTTAAGATTATGGGAGCGCAAAGGATATATTCCTAGTGCACCGTATAGGCTCAAGTCAATGATTGTAGATGGAGTAAAGAAGCCAGGTTGGCGTATGTACTCTAGAGCAATGATTGAGTCTACTATCAAAAGTTTCGAGTCTCGGAAGCTAATAGATGCTCCCAGGATTGATTGGAATCGTTATCCCGATCTATCATTTGAATTGATGGAGAGTTGGAAGAAGATTCACGATCAAGAAACTGCGTAACTAACCCAGCGTAAAAGCTCATCCGAGCTTAGCTATCAACCAACAACTGAAAGGAGCGCCATGAGCGCCTCATCACTAAAGATCAAGAAAGAAACCCCTAACGTAGATTCATATGGGGCAGACGAAGCAGAAGAAGATCTCTTTGAAATTGAAGATGAAAACGAAGCGCCTGTGCGCTCTTCTTCTGTACAAAAGGGCTGGGCTGCTGCAAAGAAGGTAGCTAGTTCTCAAAGTAAGTCTTTTGCAACTGATTTCAAGTTTGACGAAGACGTACAGCTAATCAAGTTTATTACTGATGAGCCAATGGCTTTCATGCAGCACTGGGTTAATCGTCCAGGCAAGAAGTCATTTATCAGTACCGGTGAAAATGATCCGCTAATCAAGGTTGGAAGTGTTCCTTCCCCTAAGTTTGCTTTCACCGTTCTTAATATCTCAGATGAAGAACCTGAGGTTCAACTAATGACTGTAGGGGTACGCCTATGTGGTCAACTCGAAAAGCTCGCTTCTAACCCGAAGACGGGCCCTCTCAATCGTGCTGATCTATATTGGGCTGTAAGTAAGTCTGGTCAAGGTACTAAGACTTCTTACTCCGTTGTTCCTGTAAAGGAACGCGACCTCGCTGAGGAATGGGAACTCGATCCTGTTGCTGTCGCTGAGTTGGTCAAGGCTGCTAAGCCACTTGGACAGGAAGCTCTCCAAATGTCCACGCAAGCTGAGCTAGCTGAGATTGCTCGTGAAATTGCGGCAAGCAACTAAGTAACCCATAAGCGTTGAGGGCCCGGTTTTATCCTCCTTTCTACGGGCCCTCAGCACCTTCCTTAGGAGAGCAATGAACATAATTACCACTACTGAACAACTACAGGAATTTATTACCGCCTACGATGCAGTAGATGCTTTTGTCTATGACGTAGAAACAGTAGGCGCCCATCGTGGCGATCCACGGCAGAATTCTGTCATGTGGATTGCTTTTGCTACCTATGATCGCGTAGATGTTATCCCTATGGGCCACCCTAACGGTGAGTACATCCGCACAGAATTTCCTTTGCTTCCTTCTGCTCAAGATCGCATTATTAAAGGGTTGCCTATTCGCGCATCCGATTACAGCAAAGATGAGCGCAAAGCCACTAAGATCTTTACTCCAGGTCCGGAGCAACTTACCCCTGGTGAAGTATTTAAAGCTCTAAAGCCATTATTCAGAAGTGACAAGCTAAAGATTGGTCACAACTTAAAGTTCGATCTACAGAGTGTAACTAAGTACTTGGGCGCTCTACCTGCTCAGCCATACGCATGTACTCTTAATGCTGCATTTATTATTGATAGTCAAAACCGTAATAATCTTGGTCTTGATGATTGCCTAGAGCGTGAGTTCGGGTACAAGATGGTCAAGGGTGTTGGCAAAGAGGTTGAGGTCTATAGCTTTGATGAGGTTGCGACATACGCTGCTCTTGATGCTGAGTGGACTTGGAAACTCTGGCAGAAATACTCTGAACAACTCGACCGTGATAACCTTCGTGGGCTATTCCGTTTAGAGATGGATGTGCTTGAGGTTATCTGTAATATGGAGCTTCATGGAGCTAACATTGATGTTAGTCAGCTTGCTAAATTAAAGGCAGAACTAGAAGTTCAGCTGGAAACTACAAAGGCTACCATTTACCGGTTAGCTGATAAGGCTTTTAATATTAATAGTATCCCAGAGAAGCAACGCCTCCTATTCTCTTTGAAGAAGGATGGCGGTAGAGGTCTACGCCCTAAGGGTCGTAACGCTCTGACTCCTAAGGGTAAGGCCAAAGAAGAACGTGGAGAGGCATTAGATATCTCTGACTATTCTGTGTCTGAACCTGCTCTTAAGATCTTTCAGGGCAAGGATGCATTAGTTGACGCACTTTTAAATTACGCCGACCTTAATAAGCTTCTAACTACCTATGTTATTCCTTATTTGGGCGGGGATATCACTCGTACAACGTCAGGAAAGTCTAAGATTGTTGCTAAGAAGAGTCTGTTAGTTAAGGGAAAGATCCATACTGACTTCATTCAGTACGGCGCTGAAACGGGTCGCTTCGCTTCACGCAATCCAAACCTTCAGAATATCCCTAACTCAAAGACTGCAAATGGTAAGGCGATCCGTAACCTCTTTATTGCTCCAGAGGGGTACAAGATGATCGTGGCTGACTACTCGCAAATCGAGCCACGAGTCACCGCTTCCTTCAGCGGGGATCGCCTTATGTGCGAGGGGTATCTTAATGGTGAAGACGTGTACGTAACTATGGGAAAGCTTATGGGCATAGACGATCGCCCAAAGTGTAAGACTCTTTTCCTAGCAGTTATGTATGGCGTAGGCCCAGATAAGGTAGCTGCAGATATCGGGTGCTCTATCAGTGAGGCTCGAGATCTACTTGATCAGTTTGGAGCTAAATTCCCCACAGTTATGCGTTATAAAAAGCAGGTAGTTGCTGATGCTCGCCGCCGTGGCCCAGTACCTCACGCTTTGACCTATTTAAAGCGTCGTCGTTATCTACCTAATCTTAGGTCCAATGTTATGTGGGAACGCGCCCAGGCCGAACGTCAGGCGTTTAACACGGTAATCCAGGGCTCCTCAGCAGACTTGATTAAGCTTGCTATGATTCGTGCGAATAAGTTAATCCCGGATAAGGCAAGCCTTATCCTTACTATTCACGATGAGCTTGTAACTGTCACCCCAGAAGATCTGGTGGATGAGACAGAGGCCGCTATCCGTGAGGCCATGGAAGGCATCAATGCTCTCAGCATCCCGTTGTTAGCAGAAGTAACTGTAGCAAATAGGTGGGGAGATGCAAAGTAATGTTTAAGAGGAAAAAGAAACCAAACACTAAGTTACGGCAAGCAGCAAACCTACCGTTACCAGTTCTGATTAGACAAGTTATCTACGACTCTATGCTAGAACCAGCAGAGCTTATTGCGGAAACTCTTGGCCTGCCCCCTATTTCTGATGAAGTTTCTGAAATGGAAGAGCGTGCCAGTCAAGATAGATTAGAGCGGTTTGCTAATCTGCTTCCGTTTATTGACTCGCATTCTGAGATTGCAGCCAAGATCTCTGCTGCAGCCTACGCGCTATCAGATGAAATAGATACAGAGGATAGGCTCTCTGAGGTAGATATAGAAGACCTAACCAGACTATTCCGAATAGTTGCGTTATCAGCCTCAGTATCATGTCTATCAACATTATTTAATTTAGGTCTACTAGAAATGGAGGAGGTACGTCATGGCTAATAACGATTGGTGGGCTAATAAGTTAGGTGGAGGTAAGACTTCACCTAGCCCCACGCCGGCTACAGGTCCTGCACCTGGCCAAGTTTATACTCCGCCTCCACAGCAGCCCAATGTTCAAGTAACTTACGACGCAGAGACAGATCAAACCTTTAGCAAAGCTAAGACATCTCGTATGACAGACCGTTGTCCGGATTGTAATAGCGGAAACTACTTTGCACCTCAAGGTACTCAGCGTATGCGCTGCTACGACTGTGGCTATCCGGTAGTACAGCAAGGTTCTGGTGCAGGAATGCCTGGAGGTAGTTCCTCTGGTAAGACACAAGCAGCAAAGCAGGTAGGACAAGGTGGTGGATTTAATCCATCAATCATCGTAGATAGGATTGGGTAATGGCGCTTAACGCAGAGGCTTTAAAAGTTGTAGCAAATATCAATAAGAAAGTTGGCGCAGGTACAGTAGTACTCGCTAGCCAAGTTCGCCTACCTGAACGCATTACTACAGGTTCTCTAACCATGGATGTTGTGCTTGGTGGTGGTTGGCCTATGAATCACTGGGTAGAACTTGTTGGAGAAGCATCTCATGGTAAGACTGCCATTGCTCTTAGAACTATTGGGGCTAATCAGCAAAAGAATCCAGACTTTACTGCTGTCTGGATTGCTGCTGAGGCATTTGACGCACAATACGCAGAATTATGTGGGGTTGATACAAACCGTGTCATCCTAGTAGAGACTAATAGCATGGAGGATGCATTTGATGCGGTTATTCAATTCATGGAAAGTAAAGCTGTTGACATGGTCGTTGTTGACAGCCTTCCTGCTCTCGTTCCTAGTGCCGAAGACGAAAAGCATATGGAAGAGTTCACGGTCGGACGCGGAGCATTAATCACTAACAAGTTCTTCCGTAAGGTGGCCTCAGCTACTAAGCGCGATCTAGTGGAGGCTGAGCGTCCTGTACTAGGTATTATCATTAATCAATATCGTATGAAGATTGGCGTTATGCACGGCGATCCTCGTACCACACCTGGAGGTCTTGGCAAAGACTACGCCTACAGCGTTCGTTGCGAGGTAAAGCGCGATGATTGGCTTGAGGTAGGTACCGGACAGGATAAGCGCCGAGTAGGGCAGACTATCCGTGTCCGTACCATTAAGAACAAGACTTTCCCTCCACAACAGACCGCCTATCTGGACTTCTACTTTGCAGATGGTGGGCCTATTGATGCCGGATCTTATGACACTGGCAAGGAGATTGTCGCCCTAGCTATCCTTAATGACATCGTAGAGCGCCGTGGTGGCTGGATGTTCTACAAGGATCGTAAGTGGCAGGGTGCCCAAGCGTTGATTGATTCCCTCCGTGAGGAGATTGATCTCTCAGAGGAGATCAGCGCAGCAGTTATGGATACTCTAAAGAGCAGTCCCGTACTAATGATTAGTGAAAGTGAGGCGTAATTTAATGGCTACTTTTGAAGGTGCAACCTACGACGAAGTTCTAGATAAGGACCGTCTGCTTACCCAGCTTGATAAGATTTATGAGGCTATAAAAGATGGTAATTGGTATTCACTAGCCCAGTTAGCTTCCATGACTGGTGCTCCAGAAGCCTCTGTATCTGCTCAGCTTAGAAATCTTAGAAAGCAAAAGCATGGTGGCCACATAATTGATAGGCGTAGAGTATATAATTTTTACGAATACTCTTTAGTAGGACAAAATGAAAAGTGAGGGACAGAAGCAGTCCTTGAAGCATGAGAAGCGATTGGCCGCCTTAACAGGTGGCCAACGTAGTGCAGGCTCTGGTGCTTTTTGGTCTCGTAAAGGCGATGTTAGAAATGACCACTATTTGTTTGAACATAAGTGGACTAGTAAGAAGTCCTTCAGTATACAGTCTAGTATTCTAGATAAGATTACTACTGAGGCTATCTTAGATAGCCGTGAGCCAGTCCTTGCTTTTCACTTAGATGGGCAAGACTACGTTATTATCCAAGAGCACCATTTTCATGAATTGACTGATGCCATGTATAATAGGGTTGTGGGGGGCCACGACGAAATAGGTGAGTAGTGCGTTACAGCGATGACCCGTCATGGACTTGGCGGTATGAGGCAAAGTGTCAGGGCGAGGACACAGAGATCTTTTTCCCACCCCGTGACAAGGCTTCATATAAGCCGATTGCAGACAGGGCCAAAGCAATCTGCTGGGGTAAGGATGGGCGACCAGTTTGCCCAGTTAGACAAGAGTGCCTCAAAGAGGCTATAATGAATGAAGAGCTGCACGGTATCTTCGGAGGCATGTCTCACCGAGAGAGAAATGCGGTTCAACGTAAGATCACAAAGCAAGGTATTACCCTTGATGAGTGGTTAGAGAAAGAGGGCAGAAAGTATGGGCAAACCTAAGACGATTGCCAGTAAAGATTTAAAAGCATTCTTAGACGCTAATAAGCGCACCACTAGGTTGATTGGTGCTATTGAGCGCCATGTTATCTCTAAGCCGTTTGATGAACGTAACATGGGAGTGATCCACCCCTCAGATATTATTAAAAGTGAGTGGTGTGCGCTTGCACAATATCATGCATTGACGGGTAACTATGAAGAAGTAAGAGATAAGCCCGCACTTCGTATGTCTTCTATTTTTGCAGAAGGCCATGTTATCCACGCTAAGTGGCAGCAGTGGTTACAAGAAATGGGAGTTCTCTATGGTTATTGGAAAAAGGGAAACAAAAAGGTTGGGCCTCTCTTAGCTTCTAAAGTATCTAAGACTCATACGTATGCTGAATTTCCACTGACTAGTGCAAAGCATATGATGGCTGGTCATACTGATGGTTGGGTTAAAGGTTTAGGCGAAGATTTTCTAATTGAGATTAAGTCTATTGGATCCGGAACTCTTCGGTATGAAGCACCAGCTATTCTTGCACAAGCTGAGGGTGACATTGAAAAGGCCTGGAAGAACATAAAGATGCCTTTCCGTGCACACCAGCTACAAGGTCAGGTATACCTACACCTCTGTCACTTAATGGTTGAAGAAGGACTCATTGAGTCTGCTCCTAATGAAATTGTGTTCATCTATGAGCTTAAAGCTAATCAAGACTATAAGGAGTTTGTAGTGCAGTACTCTCCTGAGTTTACTGCTGAGATCTTTGAAAAAGCTAGAGATGTTGCTTGGGCTGTGGAAAACCTACGCCCACCTGTTTGCTCAATCAACCCAGAGAAGGGATGTAAGCGCTGTGAGCCATACATCATTAAGTAAAAAAGCTATAGATACGCTTGATGAGTTAGGGTTTCCTTTAACTCCTAAGCCTAAATATGACATCCCACGACTTCCAGTTGACATCACGTTGTTAGACGACGAGGGGCTCATGGAGCTTTTTGTTAGATTCACTCAATGGAATGATCACTTAGCTGGTGCACAGGCTATCTCTATTATCAATGAGAGAGAGTCTCAACGTGCACTAGACAACGCTGAGGATGCAGCGATGATGGCTAACTGGACTGGTGCAAAGGGCGGAGATAAGATCACTATTATCAAAGCAATCATTGGCGCTAGTCAATCTATTCAGGATCTTAAACAAGATCTAGATATTAAATACGCTTTTCGTAAGCTTATTGAAACTAAGACTCAAGAAGTAGAGCGTGACTCTCAACTTGTATCTCGTGAACTAACTCGCCGTACCTCAGATGGGGGCGGTATGCGCTCTAGGACAAGGAAGTTCAATACATGAAAAAAAAGGTATTTATAGTAGTAGCTCTCCTTACTCTGGGACTGATGTCTCCTGTGCACTCTGAGGATTCCCCAAACCCACACCCTACAGATGATTCTTGCCCAGTCAAGACTGTGTATGTGAATGTGCCAACTCCAGGGCCTACTGTGTATGTGGATAAACCTGTACCAGGACCTACGGTCTATGTAAATGTTCCGGGCCCAACAGTTAACGTCCCAGTACCTGGTCCTACTGTCTATGTAGATAAGCCAGTAATTGAGACTCAAACAGTGCCCGGCCAAGTTACACAGGTTCAGGTTCAAGTAGAGAATCCAATTAACACTTCATTGCAGAGCCAGGTCGCAGCATTAAAGGCTAAGTACGCTAAACTACTCCGCTCGTACACTTTACTGCATAAGCACGAGGTTAAAGAGAAGGCGAAATACTTCTCAGGTAACAAATGAGTAAGAGAGAAGACAAGGTCTGCGAGCGCCGTGAGGCCCAAGCTACTTTTTTACAGGCACGGCGCCAACAACAGATGGCAGTATTTGCTGCCGGAGTTGAAATGGGTAGAACCCTTCTCAAAGAGAATAGTCATTTACTCTCTGAAGAGGATAAGGTAACTCTAGGGGCCGAGCTTGCAGAGAATGAAAAAATCATCGCAGACTTTATCGCTAAGGAGAAAGATGCCAAGTCAGAGCAGGAAACATCGGGGCTACCGATCACAGAAGGTAGTAGCGAACTATCTAGCTGAGCATGGATTTCCTTTTGCTGAATCTACTGGTGCCGGTCGTCCTGGAACAGACATTACCGGCACAGTAGGTATTGATTGGGAAGTTAAGGCTCGTAAGGATTTCAGCCCTAGCACGGTCATTAAGCAGCTTAAGGATCGTTCTAATGGTAAAGACCTACCTGTTGCTGTTCTCCGCTTAAACGGGCAAGGAGAGGTCAATATAGGGGAATGGGTGACCATCCTCAGACTAGAGGACTTTGTAAAGTTACTTAGGGATGCGGGATACGGCGATACACCGTAATATAGGCCTTTAGGTGGGCATACAAATCGAACCTAAAGGACTACAAATCGTGAACGAAGTAAAAGACGAAGAAAACATCCTGCGTGCAGGAGCAGGCTCCAGCGCTCAATCTTTGGGGTCAGCCATCGCGCATGCTCTATATGACTCCCCACAGGTCAAAGTACGTGCAGTAGGGGCCTCAGCAGTTAACCAGGCAGTGAAGGCAATCGCAATCGCTAGTGGCTATGTAGCCCCTCGTGGTATGCGCTTAGCTAACATCCCAGGGTTTACTACAGTTGACTCTAGAGACGGAAAGATCTCAGCAATAGTATTTACAATCTTCTCCATTTGATATACCCTTAGAACAAGAGATCTCTAACAGTTAGGTACCAACATGGCAAAGTCAGATATTGATGCTGCAGTAGCAGCTGAAAATACACAAGGTCGTGCCTCAATGGGTGGCGAAGGAACTAAGTTTTCTTCCCCTTCAGCTTCCCCAGCATCAGGCACGCAAGTCCCACGCAAAAACACCCAAGCAGGGGATCCAACCGCTGCTGGTACAAAGGCAAATCGTGCCAATGTGCAACAGACTCCAGCAATGGAGAATATGGGTGCAGCCCACACAATTAAGGGCAAGACGCATAAGAACACCGATCCAGCTGCTGGCTTGACACAAGCTAACGGCCGTATCGTTTCTCCATCTGTGATCCGAAGCACACAGAGCTTCGATCAAGGAATTGGAACTTCTTACTAAAATCTGTTATAATAAATAATAGGGTCCGACTAACCTCGGGCCCTATTCAAATTAGGAGGCGCAATGTTAACAGACCTATATGCAAAAGCAAAGCAAGAGGTAGCAGCAAACCGCTGCGTAGTTGCACAGTGGGGTAACACATTCACTGGTGCAGAGCGAGAAGCATTTAACGCTTCTATCGCAGATGATGATTTCTCAAATAAGAATCTATTCAATCTTTATAAAGATGCCGGGGCCACTTTTAGTATTACATCGCTCCGTGCCCATAGAATCGGGGAGTGCGGATGTCGCTAAGTGATGCATATGGTGAGGCTAAGGCGGATGCCGTAGCAACAAACGGTATTAACTCTATTGAGCGCCTACTTAAAGCTAACGGGCTAACACCAGAAGATGTAGGCAAAGTTAGTAAAGTAAGTTTGTCTAATAACCCAGACGATACTAAGATTATCCTTTCACCCAGCTGGAGTGAGGGTCCTAAATGGCAACCTGTACAGCCAGCAGCTCCTACTATTGTCCAACCAAAAGTTCGCACACCTGCATTGGTGAGCAGCGATTGGAAGGTTGCAGTTGCACTACCTGATCCACAGATTGGGTTCCGTCGTTATGAGGACGGCTCATTAGATCCTTTCCAAGATGAGGCAGCTATTGATGTAGCCCTACAGATTGTAGGCTTAGATCATGGCCACCCTCTTGCACAGGTAATTAACCTCGGGGATTTCCTAGATCTCCCTATGTATGGTACCTATGAGCAAGAGGCTGTGTTTGCACATACTGCACAAAAGGCTATAGATCGAGGTCACTTATTCTTGGCACAGCAACGTGCTGAGGCCGGTGACGGTGCTCGTATTATTCTCTTAGAGGGTAATCATGATAAGCGACTGAACCGATTTATTAACACTAACGCAGCCGCTGCTTACGGGCTTAAGGTTGCAAATAGACCGGATTCATGGCCAGTAAACAGCCTGCAGAATCTTCTGCGGTGCGATGAGTTAGGAGTTGAGTTCATTGACGGCTACCCAGCAGCAGCACATTGGATTAATAAGCGCTTACGGGCCATGCATGGCGATAGGGCTAATAGCTCTGGTTCTACTGCTGCTCAGTATGCGAATTCAAATCCGAACATCTCCACTTTGTTTGGTCATACGCATCGCATGGAGCAGCAAAGCAAAACAGTTTTTGATCGTGATCAAGCCATCAAAAGTGTCTCTTTCTCGCCTGGTTGTCTATGCCGAGTTGATGGAGCAGTCCCGTCCGTCAAAGGTGGTGTGGATGTCAAAGGCCAAGCGCTTCAGTATTTTGAGAATTGGCAGCAGGGAGTAAGCGTTATCTTCTTTAAAGATGGGGATGATGATAGTTTCCACTTTGACCAGGTCCATATCCATAAGGGCAAGACTATGTATCGTGGTCAGGAATTCCACGCTAGTGTAGATACAGTGGGTAACCCACTCTAAGACTAAAGGCCGCTCAGTTTACTGGGCGGCCTCATCTTCATCTAATATATCTAATACCTGCTTCATATGGCGACGAAGCTCTTCAATATGGCCATGAGTAGCCTGATCTAGTTTAAGATCTTTCATAATAATCTTACGATCTTGATCACCTTGGCGGTTAGTTGCATTAAGAATAAGACCGGATAGCAAGATAGACTCTAAAGATACAATGAGAGTAAGCAGTCCAAAGGGGAATTTTTCAACACCCACAGAGATCCAGCAACCCCACCAGAGCATATGAAATATCTGGAACCATGCTGA